TATAGTAAATAGAATAGAGGGGTTGATTGACACATTTAAAGCGGTTGGCTCTGTAATCAAATCAGCTTTAGATTTAGATTTTGAGGGGATGAAAGAGGGTGCAAAAAAAGCTAAAACCGGATTAATACAAATGACTACCGGTCTTGATGAGGTGCAACAAAATAAGGCGTGGGATACTTTAAAAAATGGTGCTGAACATATTTTAAAAACCGGTAAAAATGCAGTCAAAACTGCAACTGAATTAACTGAGTTGAGAAATGCAGTAAAATTATTAGAGGCAGAACAAGAAAAGTTAAATTTTGGATACTTAAAAGAACAAGAACTATTAAGGCAAACAAGAGATGATGTTTCTTTGAGTGTAGATAAAAGGATAGAGGCAAATAAAAAATTAGGCGATTCTTTAACTAAACAATTAGAAGATGAAAAAGCCATTGTAGAGGAAAAATTACGATTGGCTCAAATGGAATCTGATGCAAATGCAGAGAGTGTAGAATTAAAGGCAGAGGTAATTAGAAAGGAAGCAGAGTTATTAGATTTAGAAGAAAGGATTACCGGTTTTCGTTCTGAGCAAAAGACAAATGAGGTGGCTTTACTACAAGAGCAAACAGATGCGGAACAAGCGATATTAGATGAGGCCGCTGCCAAGCAAAAAAAGAGGGATGATGAACAAGCTAAGAGGGATGCGGATAAGAAAAAGCAAGACGAAAAAGATGCTAAAGCTGAAGCCAAAAGACAAGAAGCCTTAGAGAAACTGAAAGTAGATTTACAGAAGAAAAGCTATTCAATGGCTAAAGGTTTATTTTCTGAAAACGAAAAAGTACAAAAGGCTTTCGCGTTGGGTGAAATAGCGGTAGATACAGCGAGGGCAATATCAAGTCTTACAGCAAATTCAGAGGGTAACCCCGCTAACGCAGTTACTTTTGGTGCAGCGGGTGTGGCTCAATTTATAGCCGGAATGCTTAGAATTGCAACCAATGTTAAATCGGCTAAGAATTTGTTGTCAAGTAAAACAGCATCCCCACCATCCCCACCATCTGATTCGGGTGGCGGTGGTCAAAACTCATCACCAACACCGGCTCCACAAAGTTCGGCACAATCTCAAGCCCCGTCTTTTGATTTAGCCGGTAGTACAGATATGTTTATGAACCAACCTATACAAGCTTTTGTAATACAACAAGATGTACAAGACCAAACTGAATTAGCAAATCAAATATCAAATAGAGCAACCTTATAAAAGAAAAAAAAATGACAAAAATTGTAGAACTAATTATTGACGAAAACAACGAAGAAAATCAAGATGGGGTTTTCGCTATTTCTTTAGTAGAAGAACCGGCTATTGAGTCTGACTTTATCGCTTTATCTAAACAAGAAAAAAAGATACAAGTAGAATTTACAACTCAAGATAAAGAAAAACAATTATTGACCGGTGCTGTTCTTATACCAAATAAACAGATACTAAGAATTGATAAAGAAACCGCCGATGATTACTATGTTTATTTTTCTAAAGAAACAATTAGAAAAGCGAGTGAATTGTTTATGATGGAAAACAAACAAAACAACCATACGCTACACCACAAATCAGAATTGAATAATCTAACAGTCGTGGAAAGTTGGTTAAAAGATAGCCCAATGGATAAGTCTGTAAAATATGGTTTTGAATCATTGCCGATTGGGACTTGGTTTGTTTCTGTCAAGGTGAATGATAAATCTGTTTGGGATGACTATGTTAAAACCGGTCAAGTAAAAGGTTTTTCAATAGAGGGTTATTTCACAGACAAGGCAGAAAAAAACAAAGACGAAGAAACATTACAAAAAATTAGAAACGTAATTAGAAAAGGGTAATTTTTTTATACCTTTGTTACTTTGTTTTAAATCATTTGTTTGGTTGGTTTAGAAAGGGGGGGGTTCGCTTCCCCCTTTTTTTTATATAAATACTAACTTTTGATAAATACTATCTTTGTATTGGTGAATATTAATTATATTTTTTCAAAATGGCAAACAGCAAAAATGTACTAAACTCTATTCGCACTATTTTAGGGATGGAAGCCGAAATCGAATTATTGGCGGAAGCCGTATTAGAGGATGGAACAAAAATCGCAACGGATAGTGAAGAATTTAGCGAGGGTGCTATGGCTTATGTGATTTCGGAAAATGAAGAAAAAATGCCATTACCAACCGGTTCATACGCTACACAAGATGGCGTTAAAATGGATGTTGAAGATGGTGAAATTAAAGCTATATCCAAAGAGGAAGTAGTTGAAAAAGCTGAAGAAGAAGAAGAAGAAATGTCTTCTGAAACACCGGCTGAAATTGATTTATCTTCATACGCTACGAAAGAACAATTAGTTGAAGCACTAAGTTCACTGCATACAGAGTTATCAGAAATGATTTCTAAGGTGGTGAATGAAAATGAATCTCTAAAATCAGATTTAGAGAAAGTTTCAAAAATGTCAGCGGAAAAACCGGTTGTACATTCTCAACAAACTAATTTATCAAAAGAGCAAACAAAATTTGACACCGGAAATAAGGCGTTGGATATGATGCTAAATTTTAAAAACAACAATTAAAAAAATGGCTAAAAATTTCAATTTAAAAAAGGCTACTCCGTATCATTTTGCAACGGATATTGTCATTTCACCGGCTACAACTTATGCGGGTGAGTTAGCGTTACCATACTTAGCACCGGCAGTCAAATTGGCTTCTTCAGTTGCAAATGGTTATGTAACAGAATTAGATGGTATTACATCTAAAGCGGTTGTTTCCACTTTAACCCCGGGAACAATGATTAAAGCAAGTGGATGTGCTTGGGATAATGACCCGACATCACTTACTTTAGGTGAAAAAGTTTTATCTACCGTTGATATGATGGTTAACGAACAAGTATGTAGAGGAACAATCTACCCTACTTGGGTGGCTACTCAAATGAGAGGCCGTAATGGTGCTATACCGGCTGACTTTGGTGATTTCTTATTATCAGTTGTCGCGGGTAAAACAGCGGAAGAAATAGAAGATAGAATTTGGATAGGTGGTGGTTCACCAACTATGGCCGGTTTCTTATCTAATAGTGGAACATTTAACAGAGCCGGATTAGGTGCGGGTGCATTAGTACCGGGTGCAAGTGGTTCTTCTTACTACTCAGCGGGTAAAACTCGTGGGGTTGCTATTTCAGCAATCACAAACGCAAATATAGATGATGGCTTAAATTCTGCATACGCTACGGCGGTTGCGGGTTGTCCGGGAATTTTACAAAAAGATGATTGTAAATTCTTTGTAAACCAAAAGACTTACGGATTGTATATGCAATTCTTAGCTTTATCGGGTAATGGTCAAGGTGTTGGTATGTTATCTTTAAACCAAGATTTCAATGCACTACAATACTTAGGTATTCCTGTTGTGGCTTGTCCGGGTATGCCAGATGATGCAATCGTATTGGCTCAATCTTCTAACTTGTTCTTCGGTACTAACTTAGGAACTGATGTAACAGAGGCAAAATTAATTCCATTCTACGAGTATGATGGTTCTGATAATGTTGGTGTTGCAATGAGATTTGCGGTAGGTGTTCAAGTTGGTATTCCTGATGATGTGGTTGTCGCTTCAACTGCAGCGATTTTACCGGCATAATTATAAACTTTTAAATACTAAATTATGGCGTGTACAATAGCAACCGGAAAGGCGAGGTACTGTAAAGTACAGCCCGGAGGTATAGATAGAGTTTATGTAATAAATAGGTTTGATGCAAATCACGTAACCGGGGTAGCTTTTACTGCCGGTGTTGCAACTGCTACAAGTGGCGTTAGTGCTGCAAGTGCAGGTACTTGGTTTCAGTTTGATTGCGACCCTTACCTAAGTGGTTTGACACAGACTGTTGTTGTCAATGAGGGTGGTGGCGTTGGTTACCAACAAGACTTGGAATTAGTTTTCAAAGGTGCTTTTGGAGCAACTGATGTTACTATGCAAAACTTGGCAAATGGTACTTGGCAAATCGCAGTTTTAGATAATTCGGGTTCGGTTTATTTATGTGGATTGGATAAAGGTATGATTGCCACCGGTGGTAGTTTTATTCACAATGGGGATAAAGCATTATCGGATAATTTGGCATATACTTTGACTTTTTCTGCTACCGAATTATTACCGGCGGCAAATTGTGGTACAGATTCTAACTTTAGCGACCAAGGTAAAGTAACAATTAGTGCGGCACAAATTTCCGGATAAGTTTTTTAATCACTTATAAATTGAGAGGGTAGGTAGGTATATATCTGCCCTCTTTTTTTTAAATCTCAAATTATGACAAGATTAAAAGTAAAAAAAGAATTGGTGGGTGCAGAGATATATATAAATCCGTCATTAACTTTGGTTTTCTCAGAATACTTATCAGATGCAGATTATAGTTATGCGTTAAAAAAGTTTCCGGATTATTTTGAGAAACCTAAAAAGGTAAAAAAGGATGATAACGATTAGCAACAAATATGGTAGAAAAGAAATATTTGCTAATGTTTTTCAAAATGTTTTTTCCACTAATGTAAGTACAACTGAATATTTGCATAGTAGTCAGCACGAAACTCCTACAACAAATAAATACGGTATACACCTTACAAACAAGGTTACAAAGTTTAAAACTGATTTTGAATTAACATACGATGGAGAAACCAATCGTGGTGCTTATTTTTCTTTTATTTTAGGTGATGGAACCGGGGGGACTTGGAACATACCGGAATTAGGTGCATATGAATATATTATATACGCTATGAGTACAACCGGTGGTGTAGATTATTCTGATAAAGTTTTTGAATTAGATAGGGGTTTGTTTCATATATTTAATAATGATACATTTGAAGATAAATATATTGATGAGCCAAATATCTCAATACCAATCGTTAAAGTGTATAAACCATCTTAAAAATGAGTGAATTATTACAATTAGGACAAGGGCATAACTATACTGATGATTCAGAAGTGGTTAGGCAAGGGCAAAATTTTGTTTCTTATGGTGATAAGAACGACTACCCCGATTTTCTTATAGACTTATATCAAAAATCTGCGGTTCATAACGCTTTGTGTAATTCTATTTCAACTTGGATATACGGAGATGGTATAACAAGTCCGGAAATAAATACTAAGAGTGAAGCGTGGGCTAAGTTTAAAATGTTGTTTGAACAAGGTGTAGGAAAAAACACCATTCAAAAATGTATTTTAGATTTAAAGGTTCACGGCGGTTTTTATTTGTCTATCGCATATTCTATGGATAGAAAAAGTATATCGGAAATACATCACATACCTTTTCAGTGCATAAGAATAGAAAAAGAAAACGAACAAGGTAAAAGTGAATTTTATTATTATTCAAAAGATTGGTCAAATTATAAAAATGTAGGCTTCCGAAAAGTAAAGGCCTTTGATATAAAAGAAAAAAAATCTTACCCGAATCAAATAGCTTGTTTTAAAATGTATTCGGTAGGCCAATATTACTACCCAAAACCGGATTACCAAGGTGGGGTAAATTATATTGAGTTGGATAAAAATGTTTCCGAGTTCCACTTGTCAAATATTAAAAATGGATTGGCACCATCTTTTATGATAAATTTCAACAATGGTATTCCATCTGATGAAAAAAGACAAGCGGTTAAAAATAGTATAGAAAACGAGTTATCCGGTGCAAGTAACGCCGGGAAATTTATAGTTTCTTTTTCTGACGACAGAAACAACTCCCCCGAAATTACTGTACTACCACAATCTGACGCGGATAAACAATACGAGTTCTTATCGAAAGAAATTACATCAAAACTAATGATTTCGCATAGGGTAGTTTCACCGAGATTATTCGGTCTTAACGCTGACGGCGGTGGTTTAGGTAATAACGCTGATGAACTAAGAACAGCTTCCGTTCTATTTGAAAGCACTGTTGTAAACAATTATAGGGACATATTGATAGAGGCTTTTGAATTAATGATGGTCGAATGTGGCGCACCTATAAAATTAGAGT